ATTGAGTTTTACCATTTAGATATGGGCAAAATAAGACTAAGTGCAGATAATTGCGGAGTTTGGTATTCAGAAGATTGGACTGCTAAAAGTTACCATTTAAAGAAAACTTACTTTCCATTTTACAAGGATGGGTTTATAGGTGCTTCAATTTACTATTCTAAGGACTTCACACCGTCTTTAAATGAATTAGATGGACTTTACCCTTCACCCGATTATTCAAGTGTTCTATTAGACATTAATACCGATATTGAAATCAGTAACTTTTTTCATAGCTTAGTAAAGAATGGATTTAGTGCTGGTCATATTATAACTTTCTTTAGTGGTAAATTAACACCTGAAGTTAAAGAAGATATCAAAGAACGTTTTCAAGAAAAACATCAAGGTACACAAAATGCTGGCAAGGTAGTTTTAAGTTTTACTAATCCCGATGGCAAAGGTGCTGAGGTTGTAAATGTAACACCTACAGGATTAGCAGACCAATACGAAGCTTTAAATAAACGTAACCAACAAAAGATAATAACAGGACATAACGTTCCGGGAGTGTTGTTTAAAATTAAAACTGAGGGTACTTTAGGAGATCGTAACGAATTAGATTTAGCACATGAATTATTTATTAATGAATATGCTAAGATTGAACAAGTAGCTTTTAATAAGTTTATTGATAAAATGTTTAAACTAAAAACTGGTTTAGATATTACATTTGAAGTAGAACAAGTTCAGCCGATTGGCAAAGAATTGCCATTAGAAAATCAAAATGTTATCAATGCTTTAAATGCACGTGATCCTAATATCGTAACTAATTATATAATTGAAAAATACGGGTTAAAGATTGAAGCTGCAGAAATTGGTTTACCAACTGCAACTGTAATACAAGAAGAAATACAAGTAAACGAACACCTTAAAAACTTAACAGGCAGACAAAGACAAAATTTATTTAATATAGCTAACAAGTTAAAGAAAGGTGATTATACAGCGGACCAGGCATTAATAATGATTAAGACAGGGTTTGGATTAAGTGATGCGGATGCTTTAACATTCTTAGGAATAGCACAAGATGAAATGAATAATGAGGTTGTAAAAGTTCAACAATCTAATGAACGTGCAAATCTTTTTTTAGAATGGGTGCGAAAAAATAAGATACCAATTAATGCAGAAGATGAAATCATCGATGTTGAATATGTAAACTTTAAAGATTCAACTGAGGTATTAAAATTTGAGTTATCGAAACAAAAATTATATACAGCTAATAGATTTGCTTTGTCAATTACTGATTTAAGAAATGGAATATTAAACCAATTAAAAGGTAATCCATTTGCTAAACCTGAAGAACTTGCTAAGTCGTTAAATGTCGATAAAGATAAAGTTACAACTGTATTAGAATGGTTAGCTGCTAAAAAATTAATTGATACTTTAGGAGGTATATTTACACCAACTGAAAAAGGATTAGATAAAGATACTGAGGGTTACGATACCGAAATTTATACAGTTTATAGATATGTTGAAAGACCCGATGCTCCAGCATTAAAAACTGAAAGCAGACAATGGTGTATTGATATGGTTAATGAAACCGAATTATACGCTTTAACTTATGAACAAATTGAACAAAGAAATAATTCGGAAGGCGAAGATGCATGGAATTATCGTGGAGGTTTTTATACAAATCCTAATACAGGAGAAACAACTCCTTGGTGCAGACATATTTGGGTAGGTGAAACAAAAGTAAAACGTAATAAAAAATAAGATGAGTACACTTTGGATAGGTCAAGATTATTTAATTAGACATTCGGTTATTGATGACAATACTGAGTACGATAAGATTACACCAGTTATTGAATTGGTACAGGATAAATACATACTTCCACTTTTGGGAACTAGTTTATATAATACGATTGAAACTCACATCTTAGCTTATATAAATTCAGCTACTACAATACCTGCAGCTTACAAAACATTAATTGATAACTACATTTTAAAAATGATGGTCCATTATATTATGTATGAAAGCTCACCAACGTTTAAATTCCGATATGCTAACAAAGGCATAATGACAAATAGCAGTGATAACGGGCAACCGATACCAACTAATGACATGGAATACTTAATGAATATTTGGAAAACTAATGGTGAGATGTACGGAGATAGAATGATAAAATATTTAAACTATAATAATTCTACTTATCCAACTTATAATAATAATACAGGTGCGGATATATTCCCTGAACGAAATGCTTATGATGTTGATATTTATTTAGGCACTAGAATTTTAGGTAAAAAAGATTATAGTAATATACAAGATAACCGAGATAATCCTATATGGCAATAAGAAAAAAAACAAAGATTGAAATTAAAAAGTACATTAAAAAAAATAAGAAATTAATAGATGTTTACCTTAAACAAATTAATATCAACCATAGCAACGTACTCGACTGCGCACAAGCAAGTTAAGAGTTGGTACTTTGGTGACCCTTGGGATCAATTAAATGGCGGTCAGTCAATTAAATATCCTATGCTTTTTGGTACTTTACAACCTAATAGAGTTGAAGGTACAAGTGATATTACTGTTATAAGATTTTACATTTGTGATAAAAGCAAGAAAGGATTAAGAAATCAACTTGAAGTCTTATCGGATTGTAAGCAAATAGCTTTAGATACTTTAATTTATTTTAAACAATTTGATTTCTCAGAACTTATTGATGTAAATTCAAATGCAACTTTAACTGATTTTGTAGATGCTTTTAATGACGAAGTAGCTGGTTGGTATTTTGATGTAGAGTTTAAATCAATCTTTGAATGGGATGCTTGCTCTTTACCAATAACAGGTTCGCCTTCAGTTATTAATCCGGATGATGTAAGAATAATTGACCAAGATGGGAATGTTATTGCGGTGGTGCCTTGCGGTTCTTATTATACGATTGAAGTTTTACAACAACTAATACAAACATTAACTGATCCAGCTCCTGTAACAATAATACAAACTTTAACATAATGGCAGTAGTAGAATTAAGATACGATCCAAAAAATTCAGCATGGTTTTCAGCCAATGCAACTATGGTTTTAAAAGCTGGTGAGCCAGCGTATTTAAGTACAACTGGTCAATTCAAGTTAGGTGATGGTACTACTCAATTAAGTGCTTTATCTTTTTTGCCAGCTGGAAGCGGAATAACATTAACAACAACGGGGACAAGTGGAGCATCTACTTTAGTAAGTAATGTTTTAAATATTCCTATATATAGTGGTGGCGGTGGCGGTACTAATTTCAATGTATTAATTGATGGCGGTACTTTTGCAGCAGCAACTTCATATACTTTAATAGATGGCGGTAACTTTATTTAATAATATATAAAATGGCAATAAGAATTAGACGTGGCACGAATGCCGATAGAATAACGGTTGTATTAGAAAGTGGCGAGGTCGCTTATACAACTGATACTAAAATGTTTTATATCGGAGACGGTACTACTTTAGGAGGTACTTTAATCGGGCCAAGTGCAGCGGGTGCTGTTTCTTGGGGTGCTATAACAGGAACGTTAGCAAGTCAAACCGATTTGAATACAGCATTAGGTACTAAAGTAACTGGCAATACAGCTATAACTGGAGCAACTAAAACTAAAATCACTTATGATTCAAAAGGTTTAGTAACTGTAGGTGCGGATGCAACAACAGCTGATATAGCAGCAAGTACAAATAAAAATTATGTTACCGATGCAGAACAAACAGTTATCGGAAATACAAGCGGTACTAATACCGGTAATCAAACATTAGCAAATACTTCAGATTCAAGTTCGCATACAGCAACTTTATCAGCAACTGGTGGAAGTATAAAATTAGTTGAAGGAAGTAATATAACTTTAACAACTACAGGCACTACAGCAGATGGAATAATTACTATTGCTTCAACAGGTGGCGGTGGTACGGTTACAAGTGTAGCTGCTTTAACTTTAGGAACTAGTGGAACTGATTTAAGTTCATCGGTAGCAAATGGAACAACAACTCCAGTAATAACTTTAAACGTTCCCGATGCAAGTGCAACAGCTAGGGGCGTGATTTCAACAAGTCCACAAACTATAGCTGGAGATAAAACTTTTACAGGAACGACTTCGGGAATAACAAAATCAATGGTTGGATTAAACAATGTTGATAATACTTCCGATATAAACAAACCAGTTTCAACAGCAACTCAAACAGCGTTAAATTTAAAACAAGATACTTTAGTTTCGGGAACGAATATTAAAACTATTAATTCAACAACTTTATTAGGTAGCGGTAACATAACTACAGGAACGGTTACAAGTGTAGGCGTATCAATGCCAAGTGCTTTTAGCGTTGCTAGTAGTCCGATAACAACAAGTGGCACAATAGCAATAACAGGAGCTGGTGTGGTTTCTCAATATGTTAGAGGTGATGGTTCACTTGCTAACTTCCCACAATCAAGCGGTGGCGGTTCTTCAGTATCTTATTATCTTAATGGTTCGGTAGCTCAGGGAACTTTAGGTGGAGTAGCTTTTAAAGAAATAAATAAAACACCTATTATCGGAGCTGGTACTGATTTTACAATTTCAGCAGATGGTTATATTCAAAGTTTTATTACCGATGCAAATGATCCTAATCAATTATTAATACCAGGTGGTAATTGGAATTTTGAAACATATTTTAGTGCATCTTCAACTGGTGGCTCACCAAGTTTTTATGTAGAATTATATAAATACGATGGTACTAGTTTAACTTTAATAGCAAGTAATTCAACAACACCTGAAAGCATTACAGGAGGTACAGCTATTGATTTATACATAACAGCTTTATCAGTTCCACAAACTGTTTTAACTTTAACTGATAGGTTAGCAATTAGATTTTACGTTACACATAGTGGTCGCACAATTACATTACATACTGAGAACAGCCATTTAGGTCAAATCATAACAACTTTTACAAGCGGCTTAACAGCTTTAAATGGATTAACTGCACAAATACAATCATTAGCAACGGGTACTACAGGAACTGATTTTAATATATCTTCAGCAACCGCAACTCATACTTTTAATTTACCAAATGCAAGTGCTTCAAATAGGGGTGCATTAACTTCAGCAGATTGGACTTCATTTAGTGGTAAAGAATCAACATTAACATTTTCAAGTCCATTAAGTAGAGCAACAAATACTATTTCAATTCCTGTAGCAACAACTTCAGTAAATGGTTATTTAAGTTCAACAGATTGGACTACATTTAATGGTAAGGTTGATTATGCTCCGAGAGTTCAAAGTGTAGCAAGTTCAGCAACAGTAACACCAACCTCAACAAATGATTTAGTTAAGATAACAGCTCAAGCTACAGGCTTAACAATAGCAAATCCAACAGGCACAATGTCGGAAGGACAAGCAATGATAATAAGAATTAAAGATAATGGCACCGCACAAACAATAGCCTTTGGAACTAACTATCGGGCTATCGGAGTAACATTACCAACTACAACAACTATTAGTAAAACTATTTATATTGGTTTGGTTTGGAATGATACAGATACTAAATTTGATGTTTTAGGAATTAACACACAAGCATAATGTATTATAACTTAATACCTTTAATGAATAAAGTGCCACCAATACAATTTACAGTTGCAACAGGTGGAACTATAACAACAGTCGGAGATTACAAGATACACACTTTTTTATCAACTGATAATTTTGTAGTTAGTCAATTAGGTACTGCTCCTAATAATGTAGTTGAATATTTAGTTATATCTGGTGGTGGCGGTGGAAGTGGTCCAGCTGCTGGAGTTGGTAATGGTGGCGGTGGAGCTGGTGGTTATTTAACAAATACAGGATTATCTATTACAGCTCAAACTTATGCAGTTGTTGTTGGTAGTGGAGGTAATGGTGGAACTGGTGGAACTTCGGGAAATAATGGAGTGTCTTCATCTTTTAATTCAATAGCTCCTTATGGGGGTGGTAAAGGTCAAGCTTGTTTTACTACAAATACTGTTACTCTTAATGGTAGTGGCGGAGGTGGTGCATATTCTTCAACTCCTATTACACCTTTAGGAACTGTAGGTCAAGGTAATAATGGAGGCTCAGTTTCATCTTATGGTGCTGGCGGTGGTGGAGGTGCTGGAACTGCTGGAGCTTCTACTTCATCTTGGACTGGTGGTGGTGGTGGTAATGGATTAGCAAGTTCGATAACAGGAACTTCAGTAACTTATGCTGGTGGTGGTGGTGGTGGAAGTTATAATTTAGCTGGTGGTAATGGTGGAACGGGTGGAGCTGGTAATGGCGGGTCAGGTGCTTCTACTGCTATTTTAGTAACAAGTGCAACAATAAATACAGGTTCGGGTGGTGGCGGTGCTGGAGCATATACAACTGGTTTTCCTTTTGGTGGTAATGGTGGAAGTGGAATAGTAATAATAAAATATAAATTTCAATAATGGCAAATTTTGCACTTATAAAAGAAAATATTGTGATAGCTGTAATTGTTATTGATAACGAAGTTATTACTAATAATGGAATTGAAGTTGAACAATTAGGAATTGATTTTATAGATTCATTAAATATTAAAAGTATTTATGATTACGATAATATAAAGCAAACATCTTATAATTCTAATTTTAGAAATACTTATGCCGGAATAGGATTTACTTATGATAGTGTAAATGATGTTTTTATTTCGCCTAAGCCATACGAAGATTGGATTTTAGTAAACTATAAATGGGAAGCACCAATACCTTATCCTAGCGATGATAAGCAATATTTTTGGAATAATAATCAATGGAACTTAATAAATATATAATGACACAATTTGACATTCTTTTATGGCTTGTATCGGGGTTGATAGCCATCTTATCTTTCATCGGAGCATTAGGGGTTAATGCTTTGATGAAAATGAGCAAGGATTTGAACGACATTAAAACTATGGTAATGGTCCAGGATGTTAAGCATGATAGTTTAGAACGAAGAGTTGAACAATTAGAACATAAGAAATGAAAAAATATAGCATCGAAGAAATAAAAGCACAATATTTATTAAACAATTACAAATGGTTTAGTGATATTAATTTTGTTGGCATACGTTCAAAAGCCGATTTACCTAATCAGTTTGATGACTTATTCGGAGTAATTAATAATGAAAAAATAGAATGGTTTACCTGTACTACTAATCCTGGTGTTCATTGGTTAAAGAACTTATTAAATCCAAAAGGAGCAGCATTACTAAAGCCAGCTCAATACGTTGATACTTGGAAAATAGGAATGCATCAAGGCAAGTATGAAGCGTTTTGTCAAGTAAAGCCAGTAACTGTTTATCGGGATAAGAACTTAAATGATAAGGCAGAAGAAAATTTAACTTTAGATACGGGATTATTTGGTATCAATATACACAGGGCAAATGAAAAATCAATATCTACAATAATAGATAAATGGAGTGCTGGATGTCAAGTGTTAAATAATCCCGCAGACTTTAAAAAGATTTTAACTTTAGCTAAGGAATCAAAAAAATTAAACTATACTTACACACTTTTAAAAGAATTTTAAAATGGACCAGGTTTCTATTATTGGCATAGTAGTCGCCTTGATAGGTGTTCTCAAAGGTAAAGACGTTTGGGATTATTTTAAAAGTAGAAACGAACTAAAAGCTTCAGGTAATAACAAAGTAATTACAATTTACGAAGATCAGATTAACGAATTAAAAAAGAGAATAGAATTATTGGAGCAACGTATTGAAATGTTAATCGAAAAACTACAAAGTAAAATTACAAAAAGTAGAGGAAAAAAAGAATGAAAAATTTTATAAAACAAATATTAGCAGATGAAACAGGATCAATTTCGAGTAAACGAGTATGTGGAATTATATGTACTATTATGCTATGCAGCACTCTTTTTGCTAATCAATTTACGCCCGAACACATAAAGCCTTCAGATACCTTAGTTGAATGTGTAACCGCATTGGCTTTTGGTTGTTTAGGATTAACCACTATTGATAAATTTAGTACAAGAAAATGAAAAAAATAAAAGAGAATAAAGTTTTAATAATATTTATTACATCAATAATTTTGTGGGTTTGTTTCTTTTCACAATGTGTTAATTAATATACCTGATAAGTTTGTCATGTTCAATAAATCAATTATTTTGTGCATAATAACATTATGTGTTCATTTACTAATTGTTTGGTTTCTTTATTCTCCTTACAACGAATTAGGAATAATTAAAAACTTTAGAAATGAAGTTGATAGTTTAAATAAAATAAATGATAGCTTATATTCAGAGATTAAATATCACAATATTGAAATCGAACATTACGAAAAAGAAATAAGTTATTTAGGCCACCAAAAACAAACAGTAATAATTAAATATAAAACTAAAATAAATGAAATTGATACGCTTAATAATAATAACCTTGTTGCTGAATTTGACAGCATATTCTCAAAGTTTAATTATAAATAATAAAGATACTTTAATTTGTTTTAGCTCCGATAAAGCTAAGTTTTTAGCAAAACAATACCATAAAGCTGAAACCTATTATTTAGCAGATTCATTATGCCAGCAACAAGTTATCTTAAAAGCTAACCAGGTTAATTTATATAAAAAGAACGAAGATAAGTTACAAACTATTATCGGAAATCAAGTAACTATAATCAAGTTTAAAGATGAAGAAAACAAATCACTAACCATTCAGATGAAAGGATTAAACCTGGAGGTTAAAAAACAAAAGCGTTTAAAAGGAATCAGTATTATTTTCGGGGTGTCCTGTTTAGTTTTTGCTTTAGTCAAGTAAACGTTCTTTAAGCATACCCTCAATAAGAATAAGGTAATTAATTGCATCACCGATTTTCTCCTCAATATATTTATCGGTATAGTTTACAGCTCCATTATCAACAGCATCCAAAGTATCTTTAATAGATTGAAAGTGTTTAGTAGCAAATTCCCAAGCTATTTTTTCGGGGCATGTATGAAAGCTTATACCAACTGACTGCTTAAAATTATGGAACTTATCGGAATCGGTAGAATATTCTTTGCCTTTCGATAACATAATAGTTTTAATCAAATCAATTCTTTTTTCAATTACTTTGTTAAATTCGTTTACATTCATTTGAATCCTTTGTTTTCTATTAAATAATCATACAACTCTTTTATATCTTTATATTCTTCGTTTAGATCCGGCGTTCCATACATACCGTTCATTTCGTATAAATAATAACACAAATGATAATCCCCATTTTCGGTTAATACTTCAGTCCAAAGTAAATCATTTGCTCTTGTAATTTCATCAAAGGTTTCTAATAAATCAATTTTTAAAGCATAAAGTTCATCTGATCTTTTATTGTGAGCTATTTGCAAATCAATAATTTGTTTAAATTTTTCGTAATTCATATTTTTATTTGTTGGTTAATTTCTACATTAAGTTTGTTTTTGTGCATAATATTACTTACTTCCATCTTGTAATTGCATATCATTGTTATTATCTATTTTCCGATAACCCTCAGACCATAAAGTTTTAGTTAAAATTACGCTGAGCTTTACAATTTCATCTTCTTCCAGTTCAGGAAGTAATATATGTAAACTTTCGTGAGTTAATATTTCTAAATGCTTTTTACCTTTTAAACGTATGTCAAGTTCGATAAGATTAAGTCCGCAATGAGCCAGTCCCCAAATATTTTCTCTTCCAAGTTTTAAATATTTAACTTTAATTTTTTTATTCATAATTAAAAAGGTGCTTCATCTTTGTTTATAACTATTCCTTGATTTAAAAATTCTTCGTTATTTTCAGTTTTATTTAATTTAATCCAGTTATCATAATTTGGCATCCCTTTATAATATCTTCCATTAACACGATCCCAAGAAAATATGCAGCATCCAGTTTGGCCCCAATGTTTAAATTTAACCTTTTGTATATAAACTTCAGTTAGATTTGTTTCAAAGTTACGATAAACAGTTATACCATTTGAAGTCTTATTATAAAAATTAGCAGAACCACTTATCGAATATAAATTTGGAATCTCAAATAATCCTGTATTTTTATCCTTAGTTATTTTTGTTGGATGGGCCACTAAAAAACAATGTACTTTATTTTTTTCACAAAACATAACTATCTTATCCAGTTGCTCACTTATATATTTAGTTTCGTTACCATTATATTTATGATCTAATTTATTCCAGGCATCAATAACAAATGCTTTAATTCCTTTTTTCCTTACTAAACTTTTTACAGCTGCTAAGATACTTTCTAATTCAAAGTTTTCTGAAGGATTAATAAAATAAAAGTTATTAGCATGATAATCAATCATTTGTTTTAATTCATCACTTGATATTCTATTAAACCCCTCAAATGCTTTACCACTTATTTTTTCAGCAAACTTACTAAAATGTAATTCAAGTGGGTGGTTTTCGGGAGAATATAAAGCTATCTTCCAATTATGACTAATATTTAATCTTGTTAAGATAAAGTCCAAAAATTCAGATTTACCATGACCAGGTATTCCTGTAATTGTAGTTAAGTATCCAGGTTGAAATTTAACAAACATATCAAATTCAGCCATTCCAATACCATCACCTTTCGGTAAACCATTATTATAATAATTATAAATGTCATCAGTAATATCATTTGCATTAAAAACACCTTCAATCGGGAATTCTTTACGTTCTGACATAGCTTCAATTATGCCTTGAATACCATATTTAATCAAACATTCGTTAGCATCTTTACAATCTTTAAACCTAACATAAGTGCAGTTTTCAAATCCTAATCTTCGAGCTAATTCGTTTTGTAAATTTATACCTGGCCCATCATTATCTAATGCGAGAACAAATTGAGTTTTATCGGAGAATGATTCTATACAGTTATCTAAATATTGAAAATTAATTTTACCAGTTCCGGCTCCATTAGGTACTGAAATACAATTTTTATAACCCGATTCAGCCATTGTTAAACAATCCATTTCACCCTCAACAATTATAATAGTTTCATTATCAATAGTGCAATCTAAATTATAAAATATCAATTCAGCATCTTTAAATAATTTAAAATCTTTACTTTTACCTCGATATTTAATATTTATTAATTCTCCATTACGAAAATAATTAAATTGAATAGTGTTAATTTCTGCCTTATTTTTTGGCATCCATTCAATTCCTTCAGAAACTTTAAAGTCTAATAGTGTTTTTTCGCTAATTTTACGGGCTGTGAAGAACTTTTGAGCATCAAGTGAATAGTTAGTGCCACTTTTAAATAAAGGTCGTTTATATTCAATTTGTGTACGTTTCTCAAATTTATCTTTTTTTTCTACTAAAACAACTTGACAATGGTTGCACCTTCCTGCACTTTTTGTAAGATTGAAGCTAAAACATTTATCGGTTTTCTTTTTTCTTTGGTGAGAACAAACAGGGCAAAGCATTATGTTTTCTCCTAATTTGTTAGCTTGTATGACGTATTCGCTACGGTCTGCCAGGTTAATTACTTTGATTTCCATTAGTAAACCATTTTAGTTTTAGTTAAATCTTTTATTTCGTTTTCAGGTTTAAACCAAATCAAGCGAGCTTTCTGCTTCCAATTTTTAACAACTTTATTATTGCTGTCTTTAAAATTATTAACTTTATAATATTCATAAAATTTCAAAGCTGCTTCTTTAGTATAATTATTAGTATTAAAATAATCTATAATTACATTTACATTTTCATTTTCCATATGATGAACATATGATGAAGATATGATTTTACCTCCTTTCTTCTTGTTTTTCAAACCATTAAGTCTATTTTCTGACCTTGATTTACTAAATTCTTTACGTTTTTTATGTTCATCTCGCATTCTTTTATTGTAGAAAATATCATCTTCTTTTACAAATTTATCGAATATACTTTTATCATATGATCCACATATCATCATCATATCATTTTCAGTAAGAAAATTTTTTTGATGTTGTAAGCAAAGTAGGGTAATATATTTACCTTTTTGTTCATTAGATAATGTTAAAGTTCCAGTTAAAAAGTCGCTGGTATAAAATAAAACTGCAGGATCTTTAGACATTGTGAAATTTAATTAAATTAATAAATGATTTTTCTATTGGTATAAACCAACTTTTTTCTTTTAATAAATCAATATTATAATTATAAATATCGACATCATAAAATTCAATTCCATCTTTATAGAATAAAATCTTGTTTTTAATTTTTAATAGTGTTACCATAATTAATACAATAAAAAAAGCATTTAACGATTCGGTTTGTGTACTACACTAGCAAGTCCTAAACTCCTTGCACCGAATCACTAAATGCTCAATGATTTTTATGTTTAGGTATTTCTTAAATCGGTTAGTTAATCCGATAGGCAAATATAATAATAATTATTTACATTACAAAATTATTTCATATCCTAAATTAATAATAGTATTCTTTTTAAAGTACCAAAAAACCACGTATTGTTGTTTTAAGTTATCGAATGCTAAGATAGGGTTGCTACCAGCTATCTGATGAACCATAAAGTATTCTTTGAGTGCGTGTCTTAATCCTGTCATAAGTTAGTGTTTAAATTAGGTTTTAATGATGTGTTAAAATTAGGTTTTAATATATTTTTCCGTTAATAATTTTTAGATTGTAAAAAGTATAATTGCCTGTTTTAATTTCTAATTCGCAATAAGCAAAGCCAGTATTCCAACGATTTATGGGCATGAAATATGGCGTTTTTCCGCATAAGCATCCGACTGAATGAACCGAAATAATATCTCCATTCATTGTAGTTTCAGTATTAGAACTTGTTTTGTGATAGTGGCCTACTACTACATTTGATAAAGTTTTTAAAAAAGTACCTCGAGCTGGATTAACTCCACCGCTACCTCCGAATAATTCGTGTCCATGTAGTATAAATAATTTGCCAATTTTAACAGGCCTTTTATCTTTTACAATATCAATCTTTAATTCGCCAAGTCTTAATCTACTTTCTAATTTGAACTCAGGATCATCAAATATTTCGGGTGCTTTTAAAAATAACCATTTTTCCCAACGTTCATCGTGATTGCCTAATTTAAAAACTATCTTAGCTTTTGGGAAGTGTTCACGTAACGAACTTAAAAATATACGTGCAGCTTCAAACTCTTGATGAACTTGTCTTTGTCTCCAGTCTTTCTCATGTCTCGATATACCAGCAAAGTCTAAAACATCCCCATTGATTAAAATACAATTTACTTTTTTTTCCTTACCATAATTTATTGCCTTTTGAATTGAGTCGTTATCTTGGTAAGGTATATGTAAGTCCGATATGATTAAGGTTCTTGACTGACTAATCTCGTATGGCTCAAAAGTTTCGGCATAAGATTCAGGCATTACAAATTCAATGTTTTGATCTAAGAACTCAAAGGTTGCTAAGTTTTTTTTTGCTGCTTCGCCTTTTTTACCACGATAATATCTTATCGAACTCCTTACTTCTTCAATATCTTTAAACTGCTTGTCGTTATCTTTATAGATTAAACGTGCCAATGTCATAGATGGTAGTTTCGGGAACTTAATCAAATACGATTTAATTAATTTAGTTACAAATTCATTTCTCATTATTTTTTTATTTTTAGTTTATATTCCTTAGCTAAATTAATTAATTCATCTTTTGCAAATTTATAACTTCTTGACGAATCAGCCATATCTTCCAAATCCTCAACTCTATTTATTCCTATTCTCTTTACTAATCCTTTGCGATAT